GGGCCGGTTCACGCTGTTCGGATTGGGGCGCCTCGGCGTCCGTCTCGAACAGCACCGTCGGGTCGCGCTTCGCCTGTGACCACCTGACCCTTGAATGAGGGGGCGGAAGCCCCCGAAAGAAAACAAATGCGCCCACAAACTGAAGCTAAACAATCTTATGAGCAGATGGCGTTGGTCGAAAAATACGAGCGTGTGATAAATTACCTTTATCCTATAGCGCAAAATATGCCGCGAAAGCACGGGGTCATGAGGGATATGTTTTTAAGCTGTTTACTCGGTCTTCCAAAGGAGATGTATCGCGCAGGGAAAACAAACCATATTTCTAAGCTTTACGAAGTTGATGCGGGTATTGCTGAACTTCGTTTTTGGATGCGTCGCTTGTTTGAAACTAAGTGTATCACAACTCGACAGATGGCAGCGGCTCAGTCGCTGATTTCAGAGGTTGGTTCGATGGTTGGTGCTTGGATAAATAAGAAGCGTCAGCAGGGGTAATCTGGGTTATTGTGCAGTTAACTTTGGCGGCAACTGGAACAACGGCTCTAACTCCGGTTCACGTCGTTCGAATTGGAACAACTCGGCGTCGAACTCGAACAACAACATCGGGTCGCGCTTCGCCTGTGCCTACACGAAATTCTCGCTCTGTATTGGCCAAGGCCATACAGGCCGTCCATACAGTGTGGTCAGCCGGATTATCCTCCTTCGGGGAATACACTCATGGGTTAGGCATAACGCAGAGTAGTGAAACATCGAAACGCGTGGCCTACAACTATGGCTAAAAAGTACCGAAACCTTTTTGAGAAGATTGTGTCTCCTGAAAATCTTGCTTTAGCATACAAAAACACAAAGGCGGGGAAAAGACAGACATGGGGATACCTTGAATTTAAGGAATATGACTGGATAAACCTTCAGCATATAGCCGACGAGCTGAAAGCAGGAACATATTGCCCAGACGAGTATTCTCAGTTTATGATTTACGATCCCAAGACGCGCCTGATATCGGCGTTGCCATTTAAGGATAGGCTAGTTCAACATGCTTTGTGTAATATAATAGCGCCAATATTTGATAAGACCTTGTTACCCTACACTTTTGCTTGTCGTGAAGGATTCGGTACACATGCGGGTGTTCGTCACGTTCAATCTCTTATGCGATCAACAACGCCTAGTCATTTTATCAAGACGGATTACAGCAAGTTTTTTCCCAGCATTGACCTTGAAATTTTACACCGCTTGATCAAGAGAAAAATCAGCTGCCAAAAGACCTATGATCTTTTGACTTTGTTTATTCCACAGAGCGGTGTTGGTATCCCCATAGGGAGTTTAACAAGTCAGGTTTTTGCAAACGTCTACGGTGGTTTGATAGATAGATTTATACACTTTAAACTGGGGCATCGTAGGTGGGCTAGGTACATGGATGACGTGATTATTCTTGGCAATGACCCGCACAAAATGCAAAAAGACGTTGAAGCGATTAGGTCTTTTTCATGGCATCAAATGCACATGACGTTAAGCAAGTATCAGGTTTCGCCTATTGGCCGAGGGGTGAATTTTCTCGGATACAGAGTATGGCCCACCCACAAGCTTCTGCGCAAAGACAGCGTTCAGCGGGCAAAAAGAAAAATCAAGGCCATGCAAGCTCGCGGCGATCATCAAGCGCTGGAAAAGTTCTTTGCTGCGTGGTATGGTCATGCGAGTTGGGCAGACACGCAAAATTTACTTAGAGACATGGAGTCTAAATATGGCGCAATCGGTCATCAACACCCGTCAGGACCTCGACTCTATTAGGGGGACAAAACAACACGCTGATTTCATGAACCGCTTGCGGGGCAGCATGGCGCGCCAACAAGACGTGGCCCAATACCCTGAAAACTACGGTGAACCGGATTATGATGGCCCGGTTGTTGAGCCTGTCTGGGAGGAGGTCGAAGACTTGAGTCTGATTGAACGGTTTGGGTTCAGCAAGTCTGATTTTGTTTGAAATATAAAGAAATTCAATCGCTTAGGTGCAAAATAAGCGGGCAAACTTGGTGGTTAACCCAAAGTCGTCTATAAACAACTTGTCGAAAAGGTTTTGCCATGCCGCTTCAAAAGTTCCAGTTCCGACCGGGCATCAACCGCGAGGTTACCGGCTACACCAATGAAGGCGGGTGGCGCGACTGTGACAAGGTGCGGTTCGTAAAAGGCTTTCCTGAAAAGATCGGCGGCTGGCAACGTTACAGCAACCGGTCTTTTCTTGGTGACGCCAGCGCCATGCACCAATGGCGTACGCTCATCGGCGAAAAGCTCATGGGCATCGGCACCGGTCAGAAATACTACATCGAAGAAGGTCTCGGCATCAACGACATCACTCCGTTGCGGGAAACAACTGCGGCCGGGGATGTCACCTTTAGCGCAACAGATGGCGAGTTTTTGATCACTGTAACGCACAGCCTGCACGGCGCCGCAGTAAACGATTTCGTGACCTTCAGTGGTGCGGCCTCGCTTGGCGGCAACATCACAGCAGATGTGCTGAACCAAGAGTATCAGATCATCAGCATCATTGATCAAAACACCTACACCATCGGCGCTCGAGAAGCGAACACGCCGATCCCCAACATCACTGATGACGGTGCTCTAAATCCAACCTACGTGACGGCTGACGCCTCAGACACCGGTGATGGTGGCGCAAGCGTTGTGGGCGCCTATCAGCTAAACACAGCCCCTGACGTCGTCGTGGCGGGCGCGGGCTGGGGCGCTGGCGTGTGGGGCCGCAACGCTTGGGGCGAACCCGCCTCGATCGCAACCGTCACCGCTACGCTGCGGCACTGGTCACATGACAACTTTGGCGAAGACCTAATCATCAACCCGCGCGACGGTGGCATCTACTACTGGGATCGCAGCGGTTCGACCATCGGCAACTACGCTCGCGCCGTGGAGCTGGACACCCTGCCGGGCGCATCGGACGTTCCGACGGTGGCCAAGAGCATTATTGTTTCAGACCGCGATCGCCACGTCATTGCCGTTGGGTGCGACTCGGAGGCTAACCCCGGCACCCAAGATCCGATGCTCATCCGTTTTTCTGATCGGGAAAACATCGCGAACTGGACGTCCACTGCGCTGACCAGTGCCGGAGAACTGCGCATCGACTCTGGGTCCGAGATCATCATGGGTGTCGAGACACGCCAGCAAATCCTGATTTTCACTGACATCTCGCTCTATGCGATGCAGTTCCTCGGGCCGCCGTTCACCTTCGGCATCAACATGATCTCTGAAAACATCACAGTGCAGGGCCCTGAGTGCGCGGTCGCCGTGGACGACATGGTGTTCTGGATGGGTCAAGAAGAGTTCTACATGTACAACGGTGCGGTGGAGCGCATTCCGTGCATGGTGCGAACTTACGTGTTCAACGACTTCAACCAGCAACAAGGCGGCAAAGTCGTTGCCGGCTTGAACTCGGCCTTTTCCGAGGTCTGGTGGTTCTATCCTTCGGCCAACAGCTTGGTGAACGACCGCTACGTCGTCTTCAACTACGCCGAAAACCTTTGGTACATCGGGAACTTGGAGCGCGCCGGTTGGATTGATCGCGGAGTGTATGATCGCCCGATCGCCGCAGGTCTCGATGGGTATCTGTATGAGCACGAAACGGGGTTCAACGACGGCAGCACCGTGCCGCCCACGCCGATCGAATCCTACATCCAATCCAGCCCTGTCGATATCGGTGACGGCGAGCAGTTCAGCCTGATCCGCCGGGTCTTTCCCGACATCGTGTTCAAAGACTCGAGCAACCCGAGCCCAGAGGCCGACGTCACGCTCAACGTCCGAAACATCTCCGGCGGCTCGTACCTGCGGTCGGCCACCGGCACCTACGTCGACAACGACCGGCAACAACTCGACTTCCGTCTGCGCGGCCGCCAAATGAGTTTGCGGATATCTGCGGATCAAGAAGATAGCACATGGCGTCTCGGCTCTCCGCGTGTCGATTTGCGTGTGGATGGTAAGCGTTGAGCTATGTCCCGTAATCTCACACTCCCCTTTCTCCCGGTCCCACCCAACGAATACCAGCAACAGTACTTCGCTGAGATTGTCCGTGCGATCTCTGTTTACATGCAGAATGAACGAAATCCCGGTGAGGGCCGCCATACAGAAATGGTCTTAACCAACCTTCAATCAAACGATCAGGGTCTCGAAACAGGGGCATTGTTTGAACAGGACGGGTTTGTTAAGATCACGAAAGCAAACACGCCTCATGTTGGTGGTCTCTTAGCCACCGGTGCAGTAGGCTCAGTCACAGTGAGCACAACGTAATGCCCCTACCAGCCCTTGTACCAATCCTCGGATCAATAGCAGGGACACTCGCGGGTCCGGGTATCGGCGCTGGCGTGGCCTCGGCCCTTGGTCTGGGCGGCACCGCGGCCGGCAGTTTGATCGCCTCGGCCGCACCCAAAGCGATCGGGGCCGGGATTGCCTCTCTGGCTGGCGGCGCAAACGTGCCCGAAGCTGTTGAACAGGTCATGCAGAAACAACCGGGCGTGGGTGAGGGTCAGGGCACGGCGGCTACCGGGAGTGGGATGTTCACACCCCCGCCGGCCACCACCAACCCCGCTGCCTACAGCCCAAGCACTCCGCTGCAGTCTGCACCTTCGCCACAACAACCCATGTCCATGGGTATGGCTCCGCAGCAACAACCCGCAGGTATGCCTCCGCAGCAACCGCCGATGGGCATGGGGGCGCAACAACCGATGGGCATGGGAGCGGGTAATCCAACCCTGTCTGATATCCTTTCTCCGCGACCCCAACCCCCGGCCGCATCGCCTTTCGGGCCGCAAATGCAGAATCAGCGTCAGAGCCTGAGCACGGGACTGGCGTCGGTTAGGCCTCAACAACGCCCCGGTATGGGATCGATCACAAGGGGGATTGTCTAATGGGTAAGCCCAAGACTCAGACCGTCACACAGAAAACCGAGATCGACCCGATCCTCGAGGGCTACCTGACCAGCGGCCAGCTTCCTGAAGACAAGCTGGCCAGTTTGCGTCGTGTCAATGAGGGTGTTTACGGTCTTGCCCCGGGTACGCTTCAACCTGTTCCGGATCCCGCCGCTGCCATTGCACCCGTCGCTCCTGTTGCCCCGCGCACTAGCGGCATGGAGCAACGACGCGAAGAGCAACGAATGCAAAGTCACATCGACAGTGTGAACCAAAGGAATCGTGACAGAAGTATCGTCGAGTCCGGTGGGTTTGGCTATGACCCTTCAACCGGCAACGAGATGCAACCCGGCGGTCGCGACCTCTCGATGCGCAGCGGCGGCATGTACGCCATGGGCGGCATCGTCGGATTGCCGGCCGGTGGAATGGCTCCGCCGATGATGGGTGGTGGAATGCCGAACATGGGCAATCGCGACATGGCTTACCAAATGGCGATGCAGGCGATGCGCCCTCAACCCTACGCCATGGGCGGATATGTCGAGGGTCCCGGAACCGGAACCAGCGACTCGATCCCCGCAAAGATTTACCAAGACGGCGAACCCGTGCAAGAAGCCGCGCTGTCGGACGGTGAGTTTGTCATGACAGAACGCGCAGTCCGCGGCGCCGGTAACGGCGACCCGAAAAGCGGAGCTGCTCGCATGTACGAGATGATGCGTAAATTCGAACAAGGCGGGAAGGTGCGCTGATGGCAATTTTATCGGACATCAGAAATGAGTATCAGCAAGTTTTTGGGCGCAACCCAAGGCCGGAGGGGCTTGAATTTTACGCCAACGTGCTACAAAAAAATCCTGATTTTGATTTGCGAAGCGAGTTGGAAAGCTCTCCGGAATCTAAGGCTCGCCAAGTTTATCAAGAAGAGTTGGGTCGAGATCCAAGTATAAAGGCTATTGATAACTTTTTAGAGTCTGGCGGGGACGTTGATCAACTCCGTCAACAGATACAAGGGGGTCGTGAGGTTGGTATTCAAGAAATTTACGAAGATCTTCTTGGGCGAAGTGCAAGTCCGCAGGCAGTTCAAAACTTCATGGAATCTGGTCGCACCCTTGATCAACTTGAAAACCAAATAAGAGGTGGTCGCGAGTTCCAATTCAGAAAAGCCTATGAAGATACTTTTGGCCGTTTGCCGGGTTCGGAGGCAATGCAAAACTTCATGGGTTCTAATGAAACCGCAGAAGATCTTACAACGCGCCTGATAGGTTCACAAGAAAACCGTCGCAATATTAGCCAGCTGGGCGAAATCGGTTCTGAATTTGGCGTTCCTTTGGACGCTCGAGAAGACCGGCCTTCAGTAGCAGACCTTGCCTATACGCTTGCTATGGGTACAGAACTTGATCTGCCCGAATATCAAACCGCCGGCTTTTCCCCTGACCAAGCCCAAGCTTTTCAGCGTGCTCGCGAACTCCAAGGAGTTTATGAGCCATTCCTTGGTCAGGCTGAAGAAAGCACAATGCAAGGTATTGGTGCGTTGGGTGGCGCACTTTCCGGTACACGCGATTTAGGGGGTGAAATTCCGGGTCAAATTGCCC